GTCTAATACACCAGTTGTTACATGTCCTAAAGAAACACTGCTAGCAGCCTTACCTGCTATTATGCCAGTAGAAGTAATATTGAATATATCGGCAGATGTTTCATCTGTAATATATAATATAGAATTGCCATTGTTGCTTGATCCTTCTAACCAAAACAATGATCCACCAGATGCAACACCAAATGTCGAATCTTTTAGTCTAAGTCCATAATACTCAGTTGCATTAGGACTAAAACTCCAACTCTGTGCATATGTTCCATTAAAGATTGTGTTATTAGCAGTTGCAGCAGTTAATGCACTTAATGCAGACGATGATGCTGCTGGTGTTGCATTAGCCCAATATGTTCCATTGTATGTTAATAGTTGGCCAGTTGTTGGACTTGAAATATCCACATCTGCTAAATCTGTTAAGTCGCTGCTTTGTTGTACATCAATATAAATTTGACCAACAGTGGCGTGTGCTCTAACAACATAACCGATAATAACTGTTTGATTTGGTACTGCTGGTTGCACGTTTGTATATCCGCCAGGTGTAGATGCGCTTAGATATAATATATCGCCATCTACATAACCGCCTGTGTTAACATCGTGTACAATACCATTTGTTGTAACATAACCTTGTTGGTGTGCTGCAATATCTTCTGTAAGCATACCAAGTGTGCCAGTACAATTTGCTTTTGTATTGGATTGTGCTAAACCAATTGTTAATCTATTACCAGTTGCACCAACTACTCGTACAATTTGGCCATTTGTGATTGTAGATGCAGTATCATTAAGAACACGTTGAACAAGTTCTTGTCCAAGTTGTAAGTTTACATTACCGCCTGTTAATCCAAGGGATAATGTACCATCAGTTGCATCCCAAATAAGTCTACCAACTGCTGCTGTTGCTGGTGTTGTTGTATTGAAATCTAAACCAGTTGCTGTAGAAATTAATCCAGCCATTGTCATGCCGGTAGCATCAATTTTAAGTCGTTGTGTTGTACCGGCAGCAATTAATACAGTATCAGATGTTGCACTAGGAAATGTACCTAAACTAATTGTACCAATAATAGTATTATTACTACCAGTAACAGTGGAACCGCCCGAACTCTTACCAATGAATATGTTGCCAGTGCCAGTAGATAAATTACGTCCTGCACTATAACCAATTGCTGTATTATCATTGCCAGTAGCATTTACTAATGCTTGCATACCAATTGCAACGTTATTATTATTATTTGTTGCTGTTGCTAATGCTTGATAACCAACTGCTACGTTATTATTAGCGGATGCACCATTTAATAACTTACCTGCTTCGTAACCAACTGCTACGTTACCAATACCATTGTTTATAGATAACAATGAACTTGCACCTAATGCTACGTTATAAGCACCGCCAGTAATTGCATTACCTGAAGCATAACCAATTAATGTGTTTACACTACCAGTTGTAATATTTTGTCCTGCAGCGGAACCAAGTATTGTATTACCAAATGCAGTACCTGCGTAAACAGCAGCACTACCTGCAAGCCACCCAAGTACAGTATTAGCGCCGCTAGTTGCACTTGATTGTGTATAGATATTACCACCAACTGCATCACCAACATCTGTGTTAGTTAATGTAATAGCACCAGTGCGTGTATTGAAACTTGTTACGCCACCAGGGGAAGGTGTTGTCCATTGTGGAGGTAATCCTGCACCCTGACTTGTTAGTATTTGTCCAGATGTACCAACACTGGAACTTACTTTTACTGGACCTAATAAATCTATAGAAGTGCCAGTAAGTGAAACTGTGGAAAGTCCGGATGAAATAGAAAGTGCATTAGTTGAAGTAATAGAAACAGTATCACCAGACACAGTAGCAATAGCACCCGAATTAAGTGATACATTACCACCAGTTAATGTAATAGCACCACGCGATGCACCTGTATAGTTTGCACCTGTTGTAAGTGAAATATCCCCGCTGCTATATCCTGTAACAGATGCACTACCTGTTGTTAATATAAGATCACCACCGCCACCAGCAACAGTGCCGCCTGTGCCAGTTGCCATTGTTATGTTAGTACCGTTACTTGTAGTAGATGCAGCGTCACCGCCTGTGAATGAAACAGTACCTGTACTACCCGATCGAATTTTAAATTGACTTGTTAATTGTAATTCTGGACTAGAACCATCTACAAATAAAAGATTAGCACTACCTGCTTGGACACCTGAACTGTTATATTGTATTGCATTTACTGGTGCTGCAACATTTACTGTGCCTGGTGTATATCCTAATGCAGTAATAACATCACTTGATGTTAATGTAACTGCGCCAGACCTACCATTAAATGTTGTTACGCCTGCATCAACAATTGTTGTAACGCCGTTAATTGTAATTGTTAACTTGCCATCTATGTTAACACTTAGGTATGCAGTATAACCAGTTGGGTTTGTAATTAAGCCTGCTATGGGTGCTAATGCTGCTGCTGTGAAATTAGCAAACTTTGTTGTTTCGTTACTATAGTCTACATCACCCTGTGTAGGAAATAATATTGTTGTGCCGAGAATTACGACTGGTGTGCTCATGTAATGTCCTCATTTATCATTATGTATTTAGCAATATAAATTTGACTACTTCGCTGCTCTGTTGTACAATACTTGTATGAATAATTTTTATGTTTACGCATATCTAAGAGTCGATGGTACACCATATTACATTGGCAAAGGTAAAAATAACAGAATGTATGAAAAACATTCTTGTGCTGTTCCAAAAGATAACAACAGAATTGTTATTTTAGAAAATAATCTAACTAATGTAGGCGCTCTTGCGTTAGAAAGAAGATATATTAGATGGTATGGCAGAAAAGATTTAAAGACAGGTATATTACGAAATTTAACAGATGGCGGCGAAGGTGCGGCAGGTGCAATTAGAAGTGCGCAAGCAAACTTAAATAACTCAAATGCTCAAAAGAATAGAAAACCATATTCAAACGAGGCACTAAAGAATAGAGAAAATTCAAGAATCAAATTCTGGGCCGATCCTACTCTAGTTAGTAAATTACAAGAAGCAAGGAAAGAAACTTATACAAAAAAAGAATATATTGAAAAACAAAGTATATCGCAAAAGAATAGGCAGCGATATGAATGTATTCATTGTAAATTAGTTGTTCAGAAGACCAATCTAAAAAGATGGCATGGCGATAATTGTAAATTAAGACCATAAGAAAAGGAGCAATTGCTCCTTTTCTATTATACTATTCTTAAAAATTAAGAAAGAGTAATTCCCGTGAATTTAATACAAACTGCAGGACGTGTTACCAACAAGGATTGCTGGGAGAATACACGGAATGTGAAACCAGCAGTTGTTGGGTTCTGGATGAAGATCTGACCATTGTCTGTACCAGGGATATTGAAAGAAATATCGCTAGAACCGATACGAACAGCACGTTTTGTTGGAAGCAAGAATGCCTCGCCTTCCTTAACATACTTGTGTGCGTAAACAGTCAACTTACCGTTCTGGCTGTGGAACTCAAGTGCTTCAAAGCCGTTAACAACCTTCTTAGCAGAGTACGAAGAGTCAAGCATACGATATGCAACTTGCTCTGTCGACAACGATTGCCATACGGATGGGTTAACATAGATTTCAACATCTTCAGACAAGCCACGTGCAGCAGCAACAGCAACACCTGCTTGGATCTTAGCAAGTGTAAGAACACCGCCAACTGCGTATGTGTTTGCTTTCCACAAGGAATATGTTGCAGCGTCAATGCCGAACAATGTACCTGTGTTTGTCATGATCTTGTCAAGACCAACTGCTTCGTCTGCGCCGTTTGTACCAGCAGCATAGAAACGTGGGTAACCACCGTCAACAGCAGTACCTGTGTCGATTGCTGTAATGTCGCCTGTAGCGCCAGTGATTGTGATTGTCTTGTTAACAACGTCAATGCTAGAAACAGTCATTGCACCTGCTGTGTTCAACGCAGTACCGGACGAATTGTAAATGTCAAGACCAGCGCCTTCAAGTGGTGTCCACAAACCAGCGGACCATTGACCAGTAGCAAATGCTAATGTTGTTGTAGTTGTGTTTACGTTTGTAGAACCAGAGATAGTTCCTAAGCCTGTTGCAGACTGACCGTATAACAAAGCGATTTCTAAACGACGACCAAACGATTCCATTGCATCGCCCATGACCAAGTCAACAGCGTTACGGAACGAATTAACATTATCGGAACGAGCAACTGCTTCGTACGAAATGCCGGATTGTTCAAGGATAATGAAACCATCAACAATAGCATTTTGTGTCTTCATGCTAGATGCTGGGTTCAATGTGAATGTACCGTTGTTAGGACGGGAATATGTGAAACCCTGTTCAGAACGAACGATAACTGGTTGGTTGTATTGATTACCAAGTAAGTAATCGCGACCTTGGAATTTAACTGCGCGAGTTAATAGACTTTCTTCAGGGATCAAGTTTTGGATTTGATCCGCATAAGCCATTTTAAATAGACCATTTAAGTCTGTAGTGGATGTACCTGCCATAATAAGTTTTCCTTAATATAAAATAAAATAAAAATGTAAAAGCAAACCTATGCTATTACAAAGAATATCTCATCTCACTTGATTAAGGATTAGCCGCAGCGTCCCGACTCTTGTTTGATTGATATGTGTTACTGAGTGAATTGGGTGTCTTCCGAGCCAATTCACTACTGTAAAGTTATTTATCCTTGATATTAGTAACCACGAGAGAAGAAGTCTTTTGGTGACATGATCTTCTTCTCTTCTTTTGGTTTACGATCTTGATTAACAGACTTTGGAACTGTAGCGGGTGCCTTTGCTTGTTTAACAGTTGACTTAGCAATCTTACGTACTACATCTGCTCCGAGGAATGCTTCAAGAGCGTCTTCGGGTAAGCCTCCCAATAGGCTGTTAAGATCATGTTTGTAATCGTTGCGGACTTGTTCGACAACATCTTTGGGTGTGACATTGTAACCTGCTTGAAGGGCTGCTTGCATGTAATACACAATTCGACCAACTGTGCGTTCAGTTTTGGGTAATCCTGCTGATTCCAATGTGCCAATAATGTCTTGTTGAATAGACTCGGATTGTCTTGCAATCTCTGCTTCCATTTGTTCACGTTCATATTGTTCCTTGGCTTGTCTAGACTGTGTTTCGTATGCCTCTACTTTTCTTTTGTAGTCTCGGAGTTCACGTTCTTGTGGACTTAGTAATGCTTCACTAAGTTCTTCATTGATAACTTGTTCAGCAAACTGTCTTGCATCACTACCGAGTAAGCGAAATGCTTCGCGTGGGTTTTCCTTGAATATACGCAATACAGTTTCTGCTTCTTTGCGGGACATTGCTGCTTCTTCCATTCGTTTAGCAGCGGCTTTATTGTGGGCATAACCACGACGTAGTTCGTCTTCGTCCACTTCCATTTCTTGGCCATCTACTGTAACCTTATATAGGCGTGCAGCAGTTTCTGCTTTAGTTTCACCAGGAAGTGATCCAGGGATACCGTTAGCATTTGTTTCGGAAGTTGCTTGGTCTACTACTTGTGCAGCAATAGGATTAATTTCATCTGACATATTGAGTCCTTAGATTGTCAATTAGTGGGGCGGGCCACAATGGTTACCGCCCCTTTTGTTTATTGTTGGGCTTTCCTTCTTGCCCAATAGGCTTTTACACCTTCACTATTCTTTCGTTTATGTTCTTCCGATTGAATAGTTCCTTTTCTGTCTTGCGACATTTTCTGTCTAGTTTCGTCTGTATGTTTGCCTAGGCCTGCAGCCTTTCTATCTGCCCACCATTTTGTAACTGATTCACTATTTGCTTTTTTATGAGCATCAGTTGCCGGGCCGACTTTCTTGTCTTTGTGTGCTTGACTTGTGTTGGCACTATGAAGTTGAATAAAAACATTGCCAACTTCATATGGACCAACATCACCATAACGTGACATACAGTATTGCCCTGATTTTCTGCCTCGTTCTTCCCAGTGCCCAGATTGTTCCCATATATTACTCCAATCTTCAAATGATATCAGAAATGGAATATTTCGTTTATTTGCATCTGCTCGATGCTGTCTGTATTTAAGTTTGTTCATAATATATTATAACATTCTTGGCACATTGCTTCAACCTGCTCTCTGACCGGTTAAGGGGTTTATGGGTTGCTGCGGCATTTGTACATCTGCTGCTTTTGCTTGAACTTCCCCACTAGACATCGGCTGTCCTGGTCCAACTATGTTTGCAGGATTTGGGCCTGTACCTTGACCTGCAGGGGCTTGTGGCCCTTGTCCTGGTGCTTGCGGTGCTCCTTGTGGGGGCAAACTTGGCTGATTTGTAAGCATACGGAAGTTTTGATATGCTGGGTCACTAAGCATTTGAATGTGCTCTTGCAAATGTTTTGCAATTACACTAAACAACTGTGGGTTAGTACGAATTGTTGGATCACTTGCTAATGCACCATGTTCTTGAATGTGTAGTACATGATTATCTGTAAACAATACAGGAACATCTTGTCCATCAAGTAACATTTCATTTTCGCTGGCAAGGTTTAGCAATTCACTTGTTGGCCCTTGTGTCATTGGTTCTAATTCACCGGTCTCCAATACCATTATATACTCTTGCGCAGTAGAAATAATCTTATTGGCCAACAAATCTTGGGCGATGCTTAAACGACCCGACACGGTCTTCGACAATGGGTTACCTACCATAACTTGTACACGGTTAATAGTATCGATATCCTTATTACTGAAACTCTGTTGCACAATACCTTTATTGCGCTTGCCTGCAATCTGAATGATTCTTGGAGTATCTGCATAGTCCTTAAGAATATCTATTGTAGCAGTTCCTACATCTTCTAGCAACTGGATATAACTCTGTTGCAATGGAGCGTGGAATTGAATTGCCATTGATTGAACAAGAGCAAGTGCTGATCCACTCTTAAGTGATGCTTCAGGTTGTCCACGACTTACACTGTTAACACCAGAGATAGTTTCCATATCCTGTTGTAACTTTGCCATAGCATCAAACAATCCATTTGGTGCAGTAGGCATCATCATTACTTCTGGTTTACCTGCTTGTGGGTTGTAACTAATTGCTTGGAATCCAGCACTTAAACTATCAGTCATAATGTTACTACCAATTGGTAACAACACCTTTGGAATAGCATAGTTTTCGTTAATAGACAAGATTGTAGTGTAATGAGCATCAAGCATTTCTTGTAGTGGTAACAAGTCTTGTGAAACACTCATACCAAACGGAGTACCAATTTGGTCACCTGCAACAATACGATGCAATGGTAAGTGTGCATAAAGCAAAATGCTATCGCTTAATACTGTACCATCACTAAGCATAACCATTTGACGTCCATCTGGACAAGCAGGGGATTTTACGTGATAGAATGTAAGTACAGGTATTTGATCCGACTCTGTACTGCGATCCAAGAACTGTCCACCCAAGTAGTGATTGTCCAATGTAATGCCAGACTGTTGTCCAACGATTTCAGTGTGATATTCGGGGAATTTAGCAGCAAGATCGTACTTATTTTCATATGTTCTAACAACTACCCAACTACGTTGTGCCCAACTCTTTAAGTTTGGATCACGTACAACGTCAACTGGTTCGTGTGCAGCATAAAACAAATCACCATCGTGTCTAGTTTGGTTAGTATCCGGATCAGTTGCAATAGCATCTCCAGATGAAGGATCCCAACGCTCAGACACAAACCCTTCAGTGAATAACAATGCATTACGTGTTGCGTCTTTAAGATAACGCTCTACACGCTTTTCGCGCATCATATAATCAAGTACACCAGTAGCAATGATTGTTTGCTTTTGACTCTTGCTATCTGAATTAGTGCTTTGTGGTTGCCATGCTGGACGGTCTGTAATGGACAGAGTTTGAATATGCTCTAGTAAGTTTCTAAAGTGATTTACTTTAATAGTACGGTATTCATTAGACTCACCACTTTGGATTGTTTGCCCAACACTATAACGATTCGGATTGTATGCGTAATAAAGTCTACGCCACATTGTAAACCAACCTTTTGCTCTACAAAAACTCCAATAGTCATTTGATCGCTTTAATACTTCATCAGCACAGTCGCGAGTATCTTGACTTGCCCAATATTCATCTCCAGTTGCGCGATTGCTTGGAGGGATTTCTTCATCTGAGTACATTATCTATTACCTTTTAAGCCTACCGACAACTTAAGGGCGTTTAATTCTTCTTTGGTAGAACTAATGGCACCCCAAGTATTGTTTAATCTGTCGTCGAACTTCTTGAGTTGTTCTTCCACAGCCGCAGATAGGGCGGAATTAACCGCAGTAGTATTTAGTTGCATTCTTTGGTCCAAATACTTGTTGACAAGGTACCCTGCAATGCAGGCAATTATTACTAATGCAATTGATAATGCTATCATAGATTATCCTGTACTGCTTTAAAGAAAGCCTCACCCGTCTTACGACGTAACTTATCAAATGCAATAGGTAGGAACGTAGATTCAGTTGATTGTTTATCAATAATCATATCTCCTGCTACTACAATACTTTCAACACTAAACATATTCTGTTCATTGCGTACAAGTCTAAAGTATTCATTTGTCTTTACTGGTGCTTCTGTTGTTGCCACTACTTCTAATTTAGGCTTAGCCATATTATACTCCTTGATGTGTTCTTAGGAAATCAACACCATCGTTGATTATCTTGTTTAATGTAATTGTTTCATTATTGTCTTTGTATAATGTTACAGACAATTCATAAAGCAGTGGTTGAAGATTTTCGAATATCTGCTCTAATTCAAGATTGCGTTCAATTAGACCACTTACTGTCTCTACTGCGTCTTGTTTTGCGTGTAGTGTTTCCACTGTTGTTGCTATGTTGGGTAATTTCATTATATTCCTTATATTGTTACTTTATCTGTATGAACTTCCTCTACGTGGATTATAAAATATCTGCATTAACTCTCTATTGACTCCCTGTAAGTCTACCATTGGAGTTTGCTCAATGAACTGTGTATGTTTATCAAATCCCATTAAACTTGGCAATGGGTTGTGAACTGTATCAATGTTTCTTATTAAGTAAATGGTTGCCGCTAGGTGGTCGTAGTGTCCATATATCTTACTCTTGGCAAATTTATCACGCCCTTTACTCCACCACCCCGACATACAACTCTTAAGAGTGAATTCCGCATTTGGTGCAAACAATATTCTCTCATCATAAATCCAATCACGTACCTTTTGTACCATCTGCTCAGCAAGTCTATCCTTACTAGTAGACACAAATGGCAACCCATGTGTTACATTCATATCGTTTTGAATAAGCACGTTATTGCTGTCACACACGTACAACATATCTTTACGACTGAACGGATCAGGCCATAGAGCATTAATCTTATCTTTAATTTCTTTCGCAATTCTTGCACTGGATATCTTATCCCCTGTTAGGTTCAACTGATCCTCTATGATTACTTTCTTAGTCTGATAGTTGTAATGAGCAAATACAATAGCAGTGAAATCCTTCCCACCCCAATCTGCTACTACATACTTCTTCCAATAACCAAACAATTGATCCTGCTTGTAGTTGTTATCTGGCAACAATATCTTACTTGCTACTTCAATAGTAAGTTCAGGCACTACTTGTTGACTCGACTCCGCAATACGTTGGCATTCATACTCACGCTTGAATAATGTCGTATCCCTCCCTTTACAAGCAGATATAATCGTATCCAGTTGTCTTTGAGTTAGTGACTTGTCGTCGTGAATAGTAAACGTACTAATATTACCACTCTCATCATGCTCACGTAGAACTTCATAGTAGTCGTGATCCAATGTTTCAGGTGGCGTACTCGCATACAGCAATTTACCCCCAGTAGTTTTAGTCATCGGCAGTACAGTTGGAATTACACCAGTTAGCAAGTTACTCATGAACCCCGCTTCATCTAACAACACTAAGTGAGCAACACCACCACGTAATGATTCGTAGTTGTGATTATCAGTACCTGCTAAACGAATACGTGATCCATTTGGGAAACTGAGTTCTGAATCCTTTAGTGTAGGAATACAATCCTTTGTTGCGTATTGAAAGATTATTCTAAACGTATTTTCAGTAACAATTTCAATTACCTGTTTCTTAAGTGGTGCAACATAAACAACTGTTTGAAATGGTTTAGCAAGACAGAACTCTACTGCTGTTAAGAACATAGTAAAGGACTTACCAAATTGTCGTGAAATATCAAGTACGTGTGAATTGTCTGTAGTATTAGTAGAGTTGAGTACCGTTTGAATCTTGTTGTAGATCGGTCTTTGGTGCTTATATAACAACCAAGACAATTTGCCACGGCGGATTAACTCTGCGTACACTTCGGGCTTAGTTGATTGAATGGTCTTTTTAGTTGACATTTAATTTCTTCTTAGCATATGCAGCACGGACAGCATCACCACTTTTCTTCTTCTGTTCTTCAGTTTGCTTAGAACCTTTCATATACCCAGGACGACCTTTAAGTAATGCTGATCTTTTAGCCTTATGCTCTTCAGTTTGGGTCTTACCCTTTTGTGCTTGGCTCATATTTTCACTATGCAATTGAATAAAGACATTACCAACAGCGTAAGGGCCAGTGTCTCCTATTCTAGACATACAGTATTGTCCTTTTTTCTTTCCACGTTCTTCCCAGTGGCCGGACTGTTCCCAAATATTACTCCATTCTTCAAAGGATAATAGAAAAGGAATGTTTCTAGTATTTGCACCACGGCGGTGTGCTTCGTATTTAATTTTGTTCATATGGTCGGTTTATTTTCATCAAAAAATTTTCTGAGCGGTCTGGAGAAAGTGGGCGGCTAATATACTATAAAAATATAGGGCAGCGTGCCTCGAAATCCATCCTACCCAGGAGTGTGGCCACCCCCCTCGGGTTTCTCCACTGTGTCGAAACTCTCGTCTACAGTGGATTCCATAGTGAAACCCTCATCACCGGATTCCACAGTGAATGCCACCTTCATTAGATCCTCGTCCGAGACTGTGGATAGTTGACTTTGTCCTACAGTTATGTTAACCTCGCTCGCTACAGTGTCGCCTGTTAGGATCTTATCAAGGTAGATTGCGGACTGTATGTTATTGTTCTCGAGAGCCTGTTCCACTAACTTACCTCGCATCTTGGAACCCAGGTTGGCTCTACCACGTTCGAAAGCCGCTAGCATTGTAGGGTTATCGTTAAGCCAATTGAATTTCTTATGTAATAGACTACAGGCATTCTTCATTGAAATGCCACTGGAGCCCATTGTCTCTAATAGGGTTTCGGTAATTGAAATTCTATCTTTGCCTATATTGTCTAGGCTATCTAATAGTACCGCGAGGTTATTCTTGAGTGGACTGGAATCCACGGATTGAAACTCACTTGCTAGAGTTTCTTTGATGTTACGTTTCGACATAGAGTTCCTTTAGGGTGAGACCTTTGTTTATATTAGAAAGAGTTTCAGTGGCACAAAACCTATGAAAATCACGTCTAAACTGGTTTATCACTTTTCATGCAAAGATTCTAGAAAACCTAGGTTATCCCTTGCACACTATTTATACATCGTGCAATATTCTTGCATCAAACCCGGCTTTCGTGCAATTTTATTGCATCGTGAAAAAGCCCACTGTATTTCTACATGGGCTCAGAATATCTTACAGTAAAACTCTTATCTATTCACTGTGTGCGAGTTTCTTCTTCTGTATAAAGTTCTCACTGTTACTAAGTTGTTTACTAAACTCTTTATAAGTCCAGCCGTGCTTCTTAATAAAACTTTTTATGTCTGTTTCTTTTTTACAGTTCTTTTCTATTAATAAGCATAAGTCTCTGAAGTGTGTTTGCATTTGTTTCTTTCTATTACTTGTTACCGAACATAATACTAATGAGCGCCATGTCTTGTTCTTCATTAGTTTCTACTTCATCCCACACGCGAATAATTGCGCCATGAATGTTACGATACTGTTTAACATTAAGCGGGAGGGATTGCAGGATCTTTGGGATAACCAAAGCGGGGAGGTTGGTTTGGTCAGTGTGGGCGTCACTAACGTTAGATGTTTTAAACCAATTGCTAAAAGATGCAATGTGCTTTGTGTATTCTGCTTGTGTAGTCATTTGTTACTTTCTATGTGTAATAGCGTTGTTGCTATGTATTAATTATAACAGGTTCTATTGCGGAGTCAAGTGATTGTTTGTAAAGTATTGTAAAGCGGTCAAAAGAATACCCACTTGTTTAGGGTGGGCATTCAGTACTACTTCGGATCTTTAATTAGGATTGTCTACAATGACAACTAGGAGTGGCGCTCTTAGTGTCAAAGATATTTATCTCTTTTTGTATGTAACAGTAATCGAATCGATGTTAGGGTCGATGTCGAATAACGTACTGAACGTACTTGGTGGTCGAGATACTTCTGGGACTTCTCTAATCCTGAGTTTAGGCAATTCATCTACTTGTTTAAACTCTATGCTGTCGAAGTTCTCTATGATATCGTTGCCGACTTTAAATGCTTCAGTGAGTCCAATCATTTGCTTTTCAGTTAAGTCGTATTGTCCCTCTGCGAAATTGTCAATGATACCTTCGCACATAGTCCTACAGGTATTCATCTTGCCGTTGGACATTCTGGGCATATATCCGTTGCGGGTGAATAGGCGCTGTCCCTCTGTGATGTTGTTCACTTCACATGCCATTGCTACTTGTATTAAGTGGCGGCATTGTTGTAGGATCCACTTGGTATCACTTGATGTTGTTTCAACGTACTGTGTGTTAGCACTTGTTTGTTTTAGTTTATATTGTATTTGTTTAGTCATCCTAATAATCCTTTAAAAAGTTTATCTATATCCCCATATGGGTACCATTTCTTAAATCTATCTGACCACTTGTGGTTCATACTAATAATGTATCTACCATTTACTTTAACGCCGTGGTGAACATGTTCTACTTCATCTGCGTCATTAGCCCAAGCGGCTTGTTCTATTTGTATACGTTTAACAGGAGATTCACTTGCGCTACTCCAATCACTGTTTGCGTATGTTGTTCTGTTTTCTTCGTCAATATAGTTTCTTGCTTCAATTAGTTGAGCATCTAATTCTTTTATGCGAAGTTCTTTTTCTGTTTGTGTGTTTAGTCTCATTTCTTTTGCCTTTCTGTAAGTCGTTTGTTTAAATTTAAATATGGCATGAACGGAGTTAAGTCCTCTACATTCTCGATGTACCACGTTTTGCGGGCTGGATCCCACTTAGCACCCCAACGCTTTACTTCATGCCTCATGTTGTAGTTTATGTTTTTTAAATTAATTCTCATTTGCTTATCCAGTTGAATGAAGCGTCAGGACTTTTTGTTTGATACTTTTTATAATCTTTATTGAATTTCAATTGGTATTTTTTGTTATCGTAGAATACGTGTGCATATGCTTGCTTCTTGTTATAAGCAACAAATGTTACATTATCTTCCATTAATGCATATTGTGCATCTGGATCTAGTTCTAAATCTTCTGCTAATTGAATGAATTCGTCTGCTTCTAATCCTGTGCGTTCAGCAAAGCGATTAATGTCGACTAGATGTGTGAACTTGTATTGATGTTCACCTGCGTTGATACTTACTAAGCCGTTTATACTGGTACGGTTGAACCATAGATTGAGTTCGACTTTCATTTATGTCCTTTGTTTAAGTTTGGTTTCCCTGTTGAGTCATCCCTGACTGCTACAGTTATTTATCAATTATAATAAAAAAGCCCCCACTTTTGCAAGTGAAAGGGCTCGTGGATGTTTAAAAACTTAAGGACTAAATGAATTAGCAATTATACTTATCAAAATGTGCGAGGTCAAGTGTCGGAATCAGCACTTTTACGCCCGCATTTAACGCCCAGCAGGGCGAAGCCTTCTTGAGTTCCTCGAAAGAAGAAACGCAAGCATCTATGAATTTAATTGAGGGATTTATATAAGACTAGGCTTGAAGCCGAATAACGCAAGCAACGCCAGTGAGCGAAGCGATGAAGAAGGACTCAAGTCCGATTACGCCAGTGAACGCCAGCAAATGAAATTACATAGAGCGCAAGCGACTACGCCAGCAAATAACGCCCGTACTTCTCCTTTATACTGCGTTACTTAACTGGCGTTTATGTATCCCTTCGGTCTTTTTTCCAAGCGGGCGTACTTTGCACCACATAAAAAAGCAGTAATTGACTGCTAAGTGTTACAAAGTTCGCTGTGTATGGGCTTTCGCTTGTCTGGCCGTATCATACACACGGGCGGCAACTTTCTCAAGGTTACGCTACTACTTATCGTGATTCTAAAAGATCGGTGCTTTTATTGGTTAAATCTTAAATAAAATAATAACAAATTGAAAGCGATAAATATTAATATGGACCAAGCACTATTCGAACAAGCATTAGCACCATTTGCAATTAAGAAAGTCGATAAAGACAATGGACTTGTTTCATTTGAAGTTACTGCTACATCACGTAAGAAGTTACTTTCAACTGATCCAAAAGCATTGGAAGCACATAGGGCTAAACAAGAAGCAATGCGTAAAAGAATAACTGCACCTAAAGCGGCTACAGTTGATTATAACAAACTACGTGCTGAAACTAAACCACGTAAGAGAAGGCGTGTCCATACACCGGAGGGCTGGTTTGATAGCGCAATTGATGCAGCAGAGTTCTTTGACATTACGATGCCACAGTTGTATGCTAGAATGCAGCAAAGTAAGATTACTAAAAAAGGATCAAAGGAATGGTACTATGAAGGACAAGAACGGGAATGAAATTAAATGGGTTAACCCAGAAGTGTTACGTTGGGGTTATGTATGTAAAGAAAATGATACTCATCGCACAGAGCAAGGGCGTACATTAAAGCATCCAGTAAAAGGATGTGTTCAATGTTGGTTGGGTGATCATAAGACAGCAGAGGAGTGGCTAATTGAATTTCAAAACACACCAAAGCCATTGCTTAAGAAAGACTTACCTGAAGAAGTGAAGAAGAAAATGCGTAGTCAAGCAAGTATGCGTTGGCAGAAGAAGAACCCTGACAAACTCAATTCTTACGTTAGGAAGTACAACAGCAAGGATGAGACTAAGGAAAAGCAAAGAGCGAAGTATGCTGCAATTCCTTGGGAAGTAAAGCACGCCACATACCTAAAGGTACAGGAACGTAAACGATTAAAAGCATTGGAGCAACAAGATGATAGACTTAACACATAAGTGGTGTACATACCGATCGGAACACGGGTCGGGTTTCTTTTATCAAGGCAAGGGTCTAACAGAGAAAGTCTCCAAAGGGCAGTACAGAGGCAGTGGTGTTAGATTCAAACTTGCGTCACAAAATCATCCAGAATTTGCAGAGAATACGTGGGTCACGTGGATCATTGATACGTATGCTACTGAAGCAGAGGCTTTCGCTGCAGAAGAACTTCTTGTACCAATTGAAAGTCTATCAAATCCGTTTTGTCTCAATATGCAAGCAGGTGGGCTTAAAGGGCGTGGGCGAGATGCTGGTGCATTATACAGAAGTATTAATAGTAAGAAACGTGCTGAGTCTAGAAAGGCTAAAGCACAAAAGACAAAAGATAAGATTGCAGAACTAAAGAAACAACTAAAGGATAAGAAATGATTACTTGGATTAAGAATTTATTTAAGACAGATACAAATTACCCACAACAGGTATTAAGTAACAAACAAAAAGCATTAGTAGAGATGATTGATCATCATTTAGCAGCCAATTGTATTGACGCCAGCAGTGCAAGTATTGCTGGTACAGTTATGGTTGTAAAAACCACCGAAATTCCGCTAAATTTACAGCCTCTTGGGGTTGCTTTTATAATGAATCATTTGCGTAAAAGCATACAGACAAGTGGGTATTATTATATTCCACGTAGTGTTGCACTAATATCTGAAGCAGATGGCAATTGGATATTCTATTATGGAGTAAGAACACCAAATGGAATTTATGATGAAGAGTTCTGTAAGTTGTTTTTAGACGCACTTAATAGAACAAACAACGCTAGATAAGAAAAACCCCCGAAGTATTTCTACGACGAGGGCAAGAACGGTTATGGCCTAGATAACAGTAAGCAAATGCCTGTTGAGGCATTGCATGTATATTTACCTCATAAAAACGCCACTAATAGTATTTCGACTATAGTGGCGTGGTCTAGAAGTATCCCCGTTTTGTAGCGGAACTGCTACACAATTATTTATTCCTAGCGCACTGACCAAACAAGTGCAACTACCCAAAATACAAAACTTACAACAAGTAACAGTATTGAAATTATAAAAAGCAAATCGCCCAACATACCAAGTGCTATTGCACCTATTACAGACGTAACAACAGGGGCAAATACACTTGCATTAAGCACTAATATTGCATACTTGCTCTTGTGATGCGTATAAAACGCAATAGCAGTGGGTAAAACAATTACACAGAGTGTGATAAAGAATATGAAGTACATTATTTGCGTCCATCATAGTATGT